AATATCAAATTGGTTTACTGCAGATGATGTTGTTTGAAATATAATTTGTTCGTTTCCGTTTTCATCGTTAATTCCATGCGCATCATCAAACGCTATATTAAAACTGTTAGTATCTAAATCGCCACCTAATTGTGGTGAAGTATCATCAACAAGATCACTTGCTAAAGATATTGTAGAAATATTTGGATTAGTTCCATCATCTGCTTTTGCGTATGCAATTACAGTTTTACCGTTTGCAACTGTAGCAGAAGTTCCTGTACCAGTTACATATTTAAATACAACGTTTTGAGATCCTGATGTTGCATTTTTT